TTACAATATTACACATAACATAAACATGTACAGTGTAACACTTAAGTGTACTCCGCTTTATGCGGAGGCGTTTGTATATTAATTTAAATTAGGTATTGACAATGGCAAAGAAATCTGTAAAACTATATACAGACAATGTTCTTGAAGAGTTTTATAAACACGTATTAGACGGTAATCTTGAGAACTTGCATATCCCCCATAGTGATGTATTCTACGTAAGAGAGGCTGTACAGGCTCACTACGGTAGATCTTTTACTTTAGAGCATGTGGAGTGGGCTATGCGTGAAGAAGGATGGACAGATGCCTAAAGACCCCAGACTAGAACGTGCAGGTGTATCAGGCTTTAACAAACCTAAGCGTACACCTAACCATCCTAAGAAGTCACACGTAGTTGTAGCTAAAGAGGGTGATACGGTTAAGACTATTCGCTTTGGTGAGCAAGGCGCTAAGACTGCAGGAAAACCTAAAGCAGGTGAATCAGATAAAATGAAAAAGAAACGTGCAAGCTTTAAAGCACGTCATTCAAAGAACATAAAGCGTGGTAAGTTGAGTGCAGCTTACTGGGCTGATAAAGTTAAATGGTAAATAGAAGGAACTATACCAATGGGAAAACTACCTAAGTTTAAACAGAAACAAACAGGACAAGAGCGTGGACGTGCTGCATCAGGACGTATCTCAGCTATCACAACTAAAGCTGGTGACAAGCCACTATCAATGGCTGCGTACCGTTCATTTACAGATAAGCAACGTGCAGATGCTATGATACAGGCAGGTAAAGATTTACGTGCAGGTAAAATTACACAAAAAGAATTTGATGCTATCGAAAAGAAAATTGATGCTGCAGATGCTGCGGAAGCACAAAAGTCAGCTACAAAAGGCGCTAACACAAAAGCTGGTAATAAGAAAGTTAAACCGCTACCTAATCCTTTTGCAGATATGGCACATGGAGGCATGGCTCATAAAAAGAAAAAGTCATATGCTAAAGGTGGCTATGGTGATGGCAAGAAAAATATGTACGCAAAGGGTGGCTATGCAAACGCAGGTGCATCTGTAGGCGGCACACAGAAGTGGACGGCGGGTTAATGTGGCTTGCAGTGTTGCTGGGTTGTTATAGCCCAGCAGCAACATCTTGTGACGTAATGATACGTACCAGTGGATTGATAGCAACTGAAAAGTTGTGTCAAGAAGAAGTAGCTAATGCAGCTAAAGCTCTAGCACAACAGGGGCTATACATCCGTACAAAATGTTTTAAACTAAAGGTAGGCTCTACAGTTTAATGACTTTAATATCTCACTTTCCTTTACCTAGTTTTCCTTTTCAGACGCATGAAAACATAGTGTTTGAAAAGGCAGACAAGGATAGGTCCAGTAGAAATAATGAAGAATATAAACCTGAGCAGCCTAACAAAGTAACTCCTGATACACCAGTAGAAGATCTTAAGCTAGTGAATCAGATGTATGCTTATAACCCCAATCCAAATAAACTACGTAAACCTGACGGTCAGATCGTAGACTTTATAGTAGCGTAGGAAATAATATGTCAATAGATACACGTACATATACTACAGACACAGCAGCAGTAGCAGTAACAGCTACTTCAGGTGGCGCTAGTGCTAACTTAGTATATACGTGTCCACCTAACCACGATGCTACTATAGATTTCTTACATATTAGTAATGGTTCTAATTCTACTCATAACGCTACTGTTCAGTGGTATCATGCAGACACAAACTCATATCATCACTTAATAAATGCAAAGGCTATAGCTGGGCATGATGTATATAATATTGTAACGTCTGACAGGATTCACCTACATGCTGGCGATAAGATCTTAGCGTTTGATGGTACTAGTAGTGGGCTAGAAGTATTTATCTCTGTACGTCAGTACTATAACCCTAATAGATAATGCATAGCGGGGTTGCAAACTTGTCTATACTATGTTATAACTAAGTATGATATAACTATCTCCATAAGGGTAAGTAATTCTTACCTTAACATATATAGGAGATAGAACATGTTTAAAAAAGTACTTAATAAAATTCAAGAACATCAACAGCGCAGAGCAGACTATTGGGTTCTTCAGAATATGTCAGATAAACATCTGCATGATATGGGAATTTCTCGTGGCGAAATCTACAACAAAATCTACGGCGAAGAAAGCAAAATCCAAGGTTAATGAGGCAGGAAATTATACTAAGCCTGCTATGCGTAAACGTTTGTTTGAGCGGATTAAACGGGGAACCAAAGGCGGGAAGGCGGGTCAATGGTCTGCACGTAAAGCCCAACTCCTCGCAAGTGAATACAAAAAAGCGGGTGGGGGTTATAAATGAAGGTAGAAGCACCTAAAGGCTACCACTGGATGAAACAATCTAATGGTAGCTTTAAACTTATGAAGCACACAGGAAAGTTTGTACCACATAAAGGTGCAAGCTTGTCTGCTAATTTTGAGGTACAGAAAGTACATGGCACTAGCAAAAAGTCAAAAAAGTCTTAACAAGTGGACTAAGGAAAAGTGGCGTACTAAAAGCGGGAAGCCTAGTGCTAAAACTGGTGAACGCTATTTACCTACTAAGGCTATCAATGCTCTTAGTTCTAGTGAGTACGCAGCCACTACTAGAGCAAAACGACAAGGCACTAAGGCAGGTCAGCAGTTTGTGGCTCAACCTAAAGAGATTGCAAAGAAGACCGCTAGATACAGGCGAGGATAACTTATGACTATAGCAATGGAAAGAGTGTTAGCTTGGAAGATTATGCCAAGACTAATGATGTTAGTAATGACATGGATGTACATAGAAGTTTTGTTTTGGTTTATGGCGTTATCTTCTGCTGATATGACATCACAAGCTACTGCACTTACAGCTACTGTAACTGGTGCTATGACTGGTGCGTTTGCTGTTTGGCTGGGGCATGAAAAATGATTGGTCAAATTTTAGGCGCAGTAGGTGGGCTAGCAACTACGTACCTAGATGGTAAAGTAGCTGTACAGAAAGCTAACGCTGAGATTAAAGTTAAACAAGCTACAGGTGAGATTGATTGGGATCTTGCTGCAATACAAGCTACACAGAATAGTTGGAAAGATGAATGGATAACTTTACTTTTTTCTATTCCATTAATTCTAGCATTCTGTGGTGATTGGGGTAACAACATTGTGCAAGCTGGGTTTGCGGCACTCGAAACTATGCCATCTTGGTATCAGTATTCATTAGGTGGAATCGTTAGTGCCAGTATAGGCATTCGTTCTGTAAGTAAGTTTTTTGGAGGAAAGAAATAATGGTAGCACCGTTAGTGGTAGCAGGAGCAGCAGCCGTAGCTAGGTTTATTGCTAGTAGAGGTATGGCAGCAGCAGTTAAAAAGTATGGTAAGAAACTAGCGCAGCAAGGTGCTAAACACGCCAAAGACATGACTACTAAACCTAAAGCAGGTCAACGTCAAGTAGAACAAGCAACTAGAGGGCAACGTGCCTCACGTAAAGCGCAGCGTATTGGCTTTGGTGTAGGTGCAGCAGGTGCAGGTTTAACAGGTGCAGCTAAGATCGCTGATATGCGTAAGAAGCTTAAAGCTGAAACTGACGCTAAGAAACGCGCGCAGTTACAAGCCCGTATTGAAAAAGAAGTAGCTAAAGCTAACGCAGCTAAAACTAAAGATGCAGCTAAGATTCCTAACAAACGTCCACCCAAGAAACCTGCATTAGCAGGATCTATGCGTCCACCAAAAAGGCCCAAATAATATGCATAAAAACTTTAACAAATGTTTATCCATGTTACTTCACCATGAAGGTGGCTTTGTAAATCATCCCAAAGACCCAGGGGGTATGACTAACCTTGGTGTTACTAAAGCTGTTTACGATAAGTGGATAGGTAGAGAATCTACAGAAGAAGAGATGCGTGAGCTTACCTCAATAGATGTAGCTCCCATCTATAAGAAAAATTATTGGGATAGGGTACGAGGTGATGATCTTCCTAGCGGTGTTGACTGGTGCGCCTTTGACTGGGCCGTTAATTCTGGTAGCGGTCGCCCAGCTAAAGCTATTCAACGTGCTGTCGGAGCAACTGCAGATGGGGCTATAGGACCACGTACACTACAAGCTATTATGAATAAAGAACCTAAAGCTATTATTGAAAATGTATATACACAACGTCAAACATTTTATGAGTCGTTAAAAACATTTGAGACATTTGGTCGCGGTTGGACACGCCGTAATAAAGAAACATTGGAGCAAGCACTCCGTATGATAGAGGACTAGTATGGCACGAGAACTAACAGAGCGTCAACAAAAGTTTCTTGCAGTCCTTATGGATGAGGCAGGTGGCGATGTCACTATGGCTAAGAAGCTGGCAGGATACTCACCTAACACTACTAACACTGAAATTACTAATAGTCTTAAGGAAGAGATCCTAGATGTTACGCATAGTTATCTAGCACGTAACGTACCTAAAGCTGCTATGGCTATGGTTAGCGCTTTGTATGATCCTACTGAGTTAGGTATTCGTGATAAGATGGCAGCAGCTAAAGAGTTACTAGATCGTACTGGTTTAGTTAAAACTGAAAAGATGCAAGTAGAAGCTAAGGGTGGTGTTATGCTAATGCCAGCTAAACAAGTACAGGAAGATGATGACTAAGCCATTAGGTAAATGGAAACTACCCCAACCAACGGATCTTAAAGAAGACAATGAGTGGACACCTATTCCACGAGTAGCAAGAACAGTTCCATTTGGATATGAATTAGATCCAGAAGATGACGGAATACTATTGCCAATTAGTTTAGAACTTGATATGCTTGAGGAAGCGAAACAATATCTTAAACAGTATTCGTATCGTGAAGTAGCGAACTGGTTGACCAGAAATACAGGTAGAACTATATCGCACGTAGGACTCAAGAAACGGTTGGATAATGAACGAAGAAGAAAAAACAAAGCTGGCAGCTTACGCAGATGGGCAGACTATGCGAAAAAGGCAATCGCCAAAGCGGAAGAAATCGAAAATAGCCGCACAGGAGCCACCGCGAAAACGCAAAGCGAAAACGCCCAATCCGCAGCCTGATATAATAGAAGAGTTTACCCAGCAGGTTGAAGAAGATCATAACGTAATCTTTAAGCCTAATGTTGGACCACAAACAGACTTCTTAGCTGCAGGTGAACGTGAGGTACTATATGGTGGCTCTGCAGGTGGCGGTAAGTCCTACGCTATGTTGGCTGACCCTTTACGCTTTATGGGTCATCCAGCCTTTTCAGGATTGCTCCTACGGCATACTACAGAAGAACTAAGAGAACTTATATTTAAGTCTCAAGAAATGTACCCTAAGATCTGGCCTGGGATTAAATGGTCAGAACGTAAGATGCAGTGGACTGCACCCTCTGGTGCCAGACTGTGGATGTCTTACTTAGATAAAGAAGATGACGTACTACGTTACCAAGGTCTTGCTTTTAGTTGGATAGGCTTTGACGAACTAACTCAGTGGCCTACTCCATTCGCTTGGAATTACATGCGAAGTCGCTTGAGATCTACAGCAAGTGATTTACCAGTATACATGAGGGCTACTACAAACCCAGGAGGTAGGGGGCATCATTGGGTAAAAAAGATGTTTATTGATCCCGCCTCCTCTGGGGAATCTTTTGATGCAACTGATATTGAAACAAATGAAGTATTACGCTATCCTGCTGGACACTCAAAAGCTGGCAAACCTTTATTCAAGCGTAGGTTTATACCTGCCCGTCTTTCCGACAATCCTTACCTAGCAGAAACTGGTGATTATGAAGCAATGCTTCTGTCTTTACCAGAGCAGCAAAGAAGACAGCTACTGGAAGGTGACTGGGATATTAAAGAAGGCGCAGCATTTACTGAATTTAATAGGCAGATACATGTAGTTGAGCCATTTGCTATACCACATAACTGGGTTAAATTTAGAGCGTGTGATTACGGATATGGAAGTAAGTCAGGGGTTATTTGGTTTGCAGTATCTCCTAGTGAACAGTTAGTAGTATACAGGGAACTGTATGTAGGCAAAGTATTAGCTACAGATTTAGCTGATATGGTATTAGATGCAGAGGCTGAAGATGGCTCAATTAGATATGGTGTTTTGGATAGTTCTCTATGGCACAAGCGTGGTGATACTGGCCCGTCATTGGCTGAACAAATGATTATGAAGGGCTGTCGCTGGCGTCCATCTGACAGATCAAAAGGCTCTCGTGTAGCTGGTAAAAACGAAGTGCACAGGAGATTGCAAGTTGACGAATACACAGAAGAGCCTCGTATGGTTTTCTTTAATACTTGCCACAATCTTATTGCACAGCTTCCAGCCTTACCTATAGATAAACGAAATCCAGAGGATATTGACACGACCTCAGAAGATCACTTGTACGATGCTTTAAGATATGGTATTATGTCACGACCACGATTTACTAACTTTGAATTTGGTGGGCCTACTATGGCAAGCGGAATGCAAGTAGCAGACGCAACATTTGGATATTAAGGAAAGAAACTATATGTCAGATATTGATGAAATTTTTATTGAGGACGATTCCATTGCCCTTGAAGACACAGAAAACTCTGATGTTGAAGACTATGGTGCATCTAAAATAATTCCATTTATTATGGAAAGATACAAACGTTCTGAGGATTATCGTGAGCAGGACGAACAGCGCTGGCTTAAATCATATAGAAACTATAGAGGACTATATGGCTCTGATGTACAATTTACAGAAGCTGAAAAGTCTCGTGTATTTATTAAGGTAACTAAAACAAAAACACTGGCTGCATATGGTCAGATGATTGATGTACTATTTGCTAACAATAGATTTCCATTAAGTGTAGATCCTACAGAGCTACCAGATGGTGTTGTAGCAGATGTTAATTTTGATCCTAAAGAACCTGAACAACTACGTAAAGATACTAAGAATGAGATTGTGTCTCCTTATGGTTACAAGGGAGATGGCAAAGAGTGGGTTAAGGGTGCGACAGAAAAGACCCTTATGGAAAGTCTTGGCCCACTAAAAGAAAAACTAGAAGATATAGATAATCTAAAAGGTACTACAGGACTTACACCATCCGCAATCACATTCAGCCCAGCTATGATTGCAGCTAAGAAAATGCAAAAGAAAATACATGACCAGTTAGATGAGTCAAGTGCAGGTAAACATCTACGTAGTACAGTATTTGAAATGGCGTTGTTTGGTACTGGTGTAATGAAAGGTCCATTTGCTGTAGATAAAGAATATGCTAACTGGAATGAAGAGGGTGAGTACTCTCCTGTGATTAAAACAGTACCACAGATATCTCACGTATCTGTGTGGAATTTTTATCCAGATCCAGATGCAAGTAATATGGATGAAGCTCAGTTTGTTATTGAGCGCCATAAACTATCACGCACACAACTACGTGCCCTTAAGAAACGTCCTTACTTTAGATCATCTTTAATTGATGAAGCTATTTCTTACGGTGAAGATTATACACGAAAAGATTGGGAGCATGACTTAGCTGACTTTGCACCTGAACATGGTATTGATCGTTTTGAAGTATTAGAGTATTGGGGTATGGTAGACGTAGAGCTACTAGAAGAACAAGGTGTAGATATCCCTAACGAACTATCTGGCTTTGATGAGTTACAAGCAAACGTTTGGATATGTAATGGTAAACTACTACGTATGGTACTTAATCCTTTCAAACCTGCTAAGATTCCGTACCACGCCTCTCCATATGAACTAAACCCGTATGGTTTTTTTGGTGTGGGTCTTGCAGAAAATATGGACGATACGCAAACTTTAATGAATGGTTTTATGCGAATGGCAGTTGACAATGCCGTATTGTCTGGTAATCTATTGATTGAAGTAGATGAAACTAACTTAGTTCCAGGCCAAGACTTATCAGTATATCCTGGTAAAGTGTTTAGACGCCAAGGTGGTGCCCCAGGACAAGCAGTGTTTGGAACTAAGTTCCCTAATGTTGCAGGAGAAAACCTGCAGTTATTTGATAAAGCAAGGGTATTAGCAGATGAGTCAACTGGATTTCCATCTTTCGCTCATGGTCAAACAGGGGTCAGTGGCGTGGGCCGTACTGCTTCTGGCATTTCTATGCTTATGGGTGCCGCACAGGGCGGTATAAAAACAGTAATTAAAAACATTGATGACTACTTGCTACGTCCTTTAGGTGAGGGCTTGTTTAGTTTTAATATGCAGTTTAGTTACGATCCTGAGTTGCGTGGAGATTTAGAAGTTAAAGCTCGTGGCACAGAAAGTCTTATGGCTAACGAAGTACGTAGTCAACGTTTGATGCAGTTTTTACAAGTAGCATCTAATCCTTCACTAGCGCCGTATGCTAAGTTCCAGTATATTATTAGGGAGATAGCTAAGTCAATGGAGCTAGACCCAGATAAAGTAACTAACAATATGGATGAGGCAGCAATACAAGCAGAGCTTATGAAAGGCTTTGCAGCCCCAGCCCAAGAGCAACAACAACAGGGAGCCAACCCTTTAGATCCTACAGGAGCAGGGGGTGGTAACATAGGAACAGGTCAAGTACCTACACCTCAAGAACAAGGATTTAGTGGAAATGAACAAGGACCAACTGCTCAACCGCCTCAAGCCAACGCTGGGCAACCCCCAACAGGCTAATGCGTTAGAGGAATACTTTGACTATCTTATTACTGAACAACACAGAATAATGGAACAAACAGATAGTATTACTGTTGTGCATAGAGCGCAGGGTGCAATAAATCAATTACGCAGATTAAAGTTATTGAAAGATGAAGTACTAAATGGCAGATAAAAAAGTAGGTACAAGTACAGGTAAAAAAACACAGGCAGGTAGGGATGTTTATAAAACTCCTGAAGGTGAAATGGTATCTGAAAAATCTACTACGTTTAAGTATAAGGATATGTGGATAAACATTCCTAGTATACATAATGGTCATAAATACGATGATGCTACATTAAAACTTATGCTAGAGGCAGAAATTATTAAGCCTACTAGTTCACATAAAAGTAGAGAAGATGCAGAACAAGCTGCACGTAAGCGTAGTGATAATTTAAAATTTAACAAAGGTGGAACTGCTATGAAAGATCAAATGAGCTTCTTTGAAGACGGTGGACTAAAAGATGAAGGCGGTATGGTGGATGAGGTATCTGGTAATGAAGTTCCATCTGGAAGTACACGTAAAGAAGTTCGTGATGACATTCCAGCTAACATCAGCGAAGGTGAATTTATTTTCCCTGCAGATGTAGTTAGGTTTATTGGTCTTGAAAAACTTATGCAGATGCGTCAGATGGCTAAGATGGGCCTGAAAGAAATGGAAGCTATGGGTCAGATGGGTAACTCTGAAGAAGCTACTATGCCTGATGACTTACCGTTTGGTATGGCTGACTTAATTATTGTAGAAGGTGAGGACGATAGCGAAGAGAATAACTTTGCTATTGGTGGTATTCAGTGGCCTGTATCTCCTGCAGATGTTCCTATTGAAAATAAAGTATATATTAATGAAGCTGGTAATAAAATAAATATTAGGTTCCAAGGCGATAAACCTCTTGACACCATACCTGATGGTTATGTATTATTTACAGGTCAACCCATACCCACGCAACCTGCAGCACCCGCGAGTAGTGGTGGTGGTGGATCAGATGAACCCGCACCTAAAAATCCATTTGTTGAAGCAGGTGGGTGGGCAGATGCTCCATTAGATATGTATATTAAAGAAATAGAAACTATTAGTGGTGCTACACCAAATATTGTAGCAGGTGTAGCCAGTGTTTTAGGCGGTCCATTAATAGGTGGCTTAGCATATGCAGCTAATAAATATAATAAAAAAGAAGCGCTAAAACATATAGATGCTCGTATAGAACAAGCAAAGAAAACTACAGTACCTGGACAAGTAGCAGCATTACGTAGTGCTAAAGAAAAACTATTAGGTAAAAAAGAACGTACTAGTATTATTGGTGCAGTTATAGGATCAATAGCTGAGTCTTTAGGGCTAACAGGAGAGCAGCAAGCTGCTGTTACAAATACTGCAACTAAATTAAATAAAGTAGAAACGCCACCTAAAGATGTTACACCTGTAGATAGTAGTGCTATTCCTTTATCACCAAGCTTAATTGCAACTTCAAAGCAAACTCCTTTTGAACTTTCTATTGAAGATTATATGTCTGCAGAAGAAAAAGAAGCTTTAGGAATACCTAAAGAAGATAAAGTTCCAGTTACAGGCGAACAAGGTTCTGCTGCTGTAGAAAAAATATTACAAGAAATACCTGCTATGCAGCAAGATCCTACGACTCAAGTTCCTGTTGACAATAGATTAACAGGTATGTCAGGTACGATTAAAGATGCTGGTACTCCTATAACAACATTAGGAAAAATAGCAATGCAACCTCCTACTGTAGTACCTACTCCTACTGAGCTACAAACAAATGTAGGTGATATAGATAGACAAACTAGAGCAGCTTACGAAAGTGATCTTATAAATAAAGGTAAAGAGCTAGTTGCACAGCAATCTAAAATGGCTAGTTTAGGCTTAATGGATAAAGTTAAAAATGCAGTTATGAATAAGAGTGCTATACCTGAAACAGGATTAACTGGAACTGTATTAAGTGAAACAGGCCCAGTAAGTAAGCCAACAAGACGCGCAGGATCACTAACACCTGTATCAGCTACAGGTAGCGGTAGATCACCTACAACAACTACAGCACCTTCTACTTCAACGGTTTCAAATAATGATAGAGATGACAGAAGTAGTTTTTCTGAAACATTAGCTAAAACAGGAACAGCAACTAGAATTGGATCTGCTGCACCTAAAACTTCTGTTAAACCGCCATCACGTCCATCAGGTGGCCCTGCACAAGATAATAATCCTAACAAACCAGATAAACCCAAACGTGGAGGGGGCGGTGGTAAAGCACATGGAGGTTTAATGAAGAAACGTGGTAAGTAACAGCACGTAAGTAATCTGTTACATTTGTCTGGCTACTCATCCCCCTAACAACAACACTAGGCTACGGTGGCCCCAGAAAAGAAAGTAAATAAATGGACGATACAATAATGGCTGGCGAAATGGAAGCGCCAAAAAAAGTAGCATTTGCAAATCGCAAGTACTCAAACGAAGATAAACGAAAGTTAGAAGAAGAAGAACTGCAAAAATTAATGGACGAACAAGATGAGTCTGTAAAAGAACAGGGAGTGCAAAAGGAAGAGCAAGTACCTGAAACAGCAGAAGAGCGTAGTTTTAAAAAACGTTATGGTGATTTACGTAGACATACTCAAGAAAAAGAACGTAGCTACGAAGATCGAATTAAAAAACTAGAAGAACAACTTAACGAATCTGCAGCACAAGGAATTAAACTACCTACTAGTGATGAGGACTTAGATAAGTGGGCAGCAGAATATCCTGATGTAGCAGCTATCGTAGAAACTATTGCAATTAAAAAGGCAAGAGAACAGTCAAAGGAATTAGAAGATCGTGTTAAAGCTATTGATGAAATGCGATATGAGGCCACACGTGAAAAGGCTGAAGCAGAGCTTATGCGACTTCACCCTGACTTTGGCACAATACGTGACAGCGATGACTTCCACGAATGGGCTGAAGAGCAGCCTAAGTGGGTTCAAGACGCTTTGTATGAAAACACTGAAGATGCTCGTTCAGCTTCTCGTGCTATCGACTTATATAAAAGCGATAGAGGCATTGCAAAAACTAAAAGTAAAAATACTGACAAAGATGCGGCGAGATCAGTAGGAACTAAATCTACACGTACTCGCCCAGAAACTGATGAGACAAGTAACTACCTAAAGGAATCTCAGGTAAATAAAATGTCTCCACAAGAATACGAGAAGTATGCGGATGATATTATGGAATCTATTCGTACTGGAAAATTTATTTATGATATTTCAGGAAATGCTCGTTAAGCTATTGACATGTAGAAAAACTATGGTATAACTATATGTACAATCCTTTAGTATAGGGTAGCCCTATTAAATAGCAACCTACTCTATACTAAATTAAACTTTACTATTCACAAACAGCAATACTCTTACGGAACTACCTAATCTCTATTGGCCCATTGCATATAGGAGCGGCCACTCTTGTAAACAATGCACCCAGTATGTTAGCCTCTAAACTTGAAATTGTTTTAGTTTGTATCTTGGAACCAATAATGCGAAAGGAATAAACAATGGCATTTGGATCAGCGAGTGGATATGGTAACCTTCCCAATGGGGTTTGGTCACCAGTAATCTACAGCAAACAGGTACAACTTGCATTCCGCAAGTCTGCTATCTGTGAAGCAATTACTAACAACGACTATTTTGGCGAGATTGCCAACATGGGCGATAGCGTGAAAATCGTTAAAGAGCCTGAAGTAGAAGTTAAACCTTATCTGCGTGGTACAACTGTTGCCGCACAAAATTTGATTGACTCTGACTTTAGTCTTAATATCGACAAAGCCAATTATTTTGCCTTCAAAGTCGATGATATTGAGGATGCTCATTCCCATGTCAACTTCCAAAGTCTTGCGTCAGATCGCGCAGCCTATCGTTTGGCTGACCAGTTTGACAAAGATGTACTTGGTTACATGGCTGGTTATAAGCAAACACCTGCTGCTGGTGCAACTGGTAACATCTTGGAAGATGAATCTGCTGATACTGTAAACAACGTTATCAACGGAACCAAAGCTAACTCAGCGGCTGGTACAGACGAGTTGCTCGCAGTTAATAAGCTGAAAAAAGGTGACTTTGGTAACATCACTACATCTTCTGCTGGTGACCATTCAATCCCAGTAGCTGCACGTCTTTCTGGCGCTACAGCATTGCCAACAGCAACTGTGTCTCCTGCGATGATTGTATCGCGTATGGCACGTTTGCTGGATCAACAGCAAGTTGACTCACAAGGTCGCTGGTTGGTTATTGATCCCGTAATGATGGAAGTCTTGCGCGATGAAGACTCACGTTTGTTGAATGCAGACTTTGGTGGTTCAGGGTTACAGAACGGTATGGTTCTGAATAACTTTCATGGCTTCCGCGTCTACGTAACTTCAAACTTGCCAGCAGTTGGTACTGGTGCAGGAACTTCAGGTTCCGCAAACCAGAACGCTAACTTTGGAGTTATCTGTGCTGGACACGACTCAGCCGTTGCATCTGCAGAGCAGATCAACAAAACTGAGACTTATCGTGACCCAGACTCATTTGCAGATATTGTGCGTGGGATGCACCTTTACGGTCGCAAGATCCTTCGTCCAGAAGCTCTGGTATCAGCGAAATATAATATCGCCTGATAATACACTTACAGAGATAGGCTGCTTAACTGTGGCCTATCTTTATTTGCATATAAAGGACATCTTCAAATGGCAATTACTACAGCAATGTGCAACACGTTTAAGCAAGAGCTACTTGGCGGTGTTCACGATCTTGATACTCACTCACTAAAATTGGCTCTAATTAAAGCTTCACCATCAGGTACTTATGGTGCAGCTACTACTAACTACTCAAATGTTACTGGTAACTCCGACGAAGCATCAGGAACAAATTACACTGCAGGTGGTCAAGTACTAGATGGCGCTGCTATTACTTTAGCTGGTAGCACAGCTATTGTTGACTTTACTGATGAGGTATTTCAAAATGTAACTATCTCTACAGATGGTTGTATTATTTATAATACTGCACAGGCTAACAAAGCAATAGCAGTTATTGACTTTGGTGGTACAGTTAGTGCAACAGCAGGTGATTTAACTATTGAGTTTCCTGCAGCTGCAGCAGGTACGGCAGTAATTCGTATTGCATAAGATACTTTAAGGATACCTATCTATGACAATTAAGTTTGCAAATCGTGTAAAAGTA